TCCACGCCGGGCGGATAACGCCATTCCACACGCTGGAAATAACGTCACCCATAGTGCGGAACGCCGCGCCAACAACAGTGCCAACAATTCCCGCAATAGCTGGGAACACGACCGACGCTACCTGCATAAACGTATCAAACACCGGCTTAATAACACCGTTCCACACTGCAGAAATAACCGTAGAAAGCACGTTAAACGCACCAACCAGAACGGTATTAACAATCTCCGCTATCGCAGTAAACACAGTGGTGACAACCGTCCACCAAGCCATAACCAAGTTTTGGAAGAACTCAAAAACAGGCTTAATAACGTTATCCCACACGAATGAAAATGCCGTCCCGAGCGCTTCCCACGCCACAGTCAATGCGTCAAACACTACTGTCGCAATTTCCTGAAGAGTCTGAAGCGCAACCTGGAAGAAGACAATTATCGGCACAATCCACGTCTCATAGAATTGTCCGAAACCAGTTGTGAACTCGGCCCACTTCTCCTGCATACGGCCCCACGCCTCAATCGCGAAGTCCTTAACCTCAATGAACTTATCGCGCAGGAACGTCAACGCTGTGAAAATAGGAGAATCTTCGCTAATACCCAGAGCGGCGGCAAAATCGGTAGTTTCACCCGTCTGCCAGAAAGTGAGGGCGCCGGAAATAATCTCTTTTACGCGGGCAATAGCACCAGACACCTTCTCTACCGTGGCATCCCACGCACCAGAGATAGTGTCACCAATCTGGGAGAAAACAGGGCCAAAAGTAGTAGAAATCCACTCAATACCAGCCTGGAACTTTTCTACAATCCAATCCCAACCGGTAGCCAGAGCCTGTGTAAACGACTCCCACATGGCCCGGCCCGTCTCCGTCTTCGTAAAGAACAGAGTGAGAGCGCCAGTAACCAGAGTAAAGCCAGCAACCCACGGGTTAATAAAGCGGATGACTGTCATAGCCGCCCGCCCTATCATGCTGAATGCTTTACCTACGCCAGAGGCTGCCATCGAGCCTTTAGCCATTTTCGTACCGGCCCCCGCCATCGAAGTACCCATCTTCGCCACAACAGGATTAGCCGATTTAGCCCCGGCCATGATGTTTAGCATTCCTTCGCCGAGCGAAGCGCCCTTAAAAGCCGTATGTGCGAACTTAGCTGCACCGCCGAGGTTCTTAATCGTGGTCACGGCTGTGCCTACAGGACCGGCAATAGAGCTAACTGCCTTAAATCCAAGAAACGCGGCAACAATAGCCTGCACCGCACCCGGATTCTGCGCCGCTAAATTCGCCACCTGCTCCACCAACGGAACAAGCACAGTCGTAATAAGTGGGGCCAAAGCATTCAGCACAGCCGCCAACGCCTGCCACGTTGCCACACTAATCGACGCGGTAATCTGCGCAAACGACCCTGCAAGGGTACCTAACGACGGCCCCATATCAGCAGCCGTATCACGTAGCGACCCGAACAAGTCGCCTAAAGTGCGCCAATTCTCCGGGTCAACAGCAACCTCAGTCACCTTGACCGCCACGTCACCCAACCAACGGGCAAAATCAGCCATAGCCGGGGCAACACTCGTATCAATAATCTTGCCCAAAGACTCAAAAGCCGGGGCTAGCAGCTTCCCAATCTGTTCCATTGCTGGGGCGACAGCATCTCCCATAGCGTCAAAAATGCCGCCCACAGAGGTCATCAATGCAGGGGCAGAATCATAAAACGGCTGCAACAACGTAGCGCCAAAACGCCCCATCGCCGCGCCCATATTCGCCAAAGCGCCCTGGAAAGTATTACCCATCTCCAAAGCGGCGCCGCCCACACCGTTCCGCATAGCGCGCTCAAACGTGGCGAAATCAATCTCACCATTAGAGACCATATCCGAGACTTCTTGCGAAGTCTTACCAGTCTCCTCAGCCAACAGCTGCAAAACAGGCACACCAGCAGACATGAGCTGCAGCATGTCATCACCCTGCAACTTGCCACGAGCCGCAACAGACCCGAAAATCAGGCCCACGTCCTCCATCGACCTGCCAGCAATCGCAGCCGTATCACCAACGGTTTTCAACGTCTGCTCCAACTGCTGCCCCGGCTTAATACCAGCAGCAACCATCTGAGCAGACACAGTAGCCGCCTCACCCAGACCATTAGCAGTGCCCTTAACAGCAGCCAAAGCATTGTCCATAATGCCAGACACTTCATTAGCGTCCGACCCAAGGCCACGCAGCTTCGCCTGCGCACCCTCAATAGCCGTCAAACGGCCAAACCCCTTAGTGATGGCACCGCCCAACGCCGCACCAGCAGCAACACCAACACTGGCGGCACCAACTTTAAGGGCCTTGCCCATCGCATTCGACAGGCCCGTACCAATAGACGAGCCTTTTTTCTGAACGGCTGGCTCTACCTCACCGAATGCAGACTTAATCTGCGGCGCAATCTTAGATGTGTTGGGGATAATGTTCACCCAAGCGTTTGCTAGTTCAACGCCAGCCATAAATTAAGTCTCCATTCAGTAAGTAATCGTCTAGGCCCAGCCCAGCCACTTATTCAGGTCATCAATTGGAATAGCTTCACCACGGAACACACCCGACTCGTCGGCCTTGAATGGGTCACCCTGCGGGCCTTCGGGCACCTGTGGGGAGTTTGGTTGTGTGTAGCCGCCTTGGCCGGGGCGTGATAAAGGCTTAGGTCGTGGGCCTTTACCGCCACTGTTTTGCCAAATAATGGCCTGCACAGCGTCAAACAGGGAAGCCTGCAAATGTTCCTGCAAGCCCCACTGCGACTCCCCTCCGGTGACCTGCTCCGCCAGAGATGTGTCCGGCTTAGGGTGCCGTGTGAGAACAATCAGGTCCCGCCAGGACAGTCGGTCAGTCCCGTCACCAACCCACCGCAGGCGCAGACCCATTCGCACTAAATCCGCCTCCAAAGCGGATAGATTATCCCCGTCTTCAAGTAGTTGAACTACTTCGAGGATTCCCCCAGTTCCACATCCTCGGACTCGGACCAGCCGGACATGAACGCGTTAAAGTCACGCATGGACAGGTTCTCCACCTTGTTCAGCTCGTCCTTATCCAAAGCTGCCTCCAGCAGAGCGTCGCCCTGCGCCTCGGAGTCGCCCAGGTGGTCCTTGCGAATCTTGCGCATCTTCTTGTAGGACAGTTTGTCCATCATGTAGTGGACGTCAAGGGTGGTGCCGTCGGATGCTTCAAAGTGGAATTTTTCGAGTGCCATGTTTTGCGGTTCCTCTCTAGTTGTGAGTATGGAAAATCTTGTTGCGGTTCGTTGGGTGGGCCTAGGGCGAACCGCAATAATTCCCTAGGCCCGTGGGTGTTTAGGCGGAAGCGCCGGCATCCTCGGTGCCAGCGTTCTCAGTGTTGGCGCCATCAGCGCCACCGGTTGCGCGTACGGAATCATCCTCAGCGCGCTTAATCAGAGAAATCAGCTTGGTGTTATCCACTCCGAAGCACTCCATGGTGGCCTGGTACTTCACCACGTCAGAACGCACATAGGTGGTTTCGCCAACCTCAGTTACCTGTGCGTCCGGGGCGAATACGAGGATGCGGGAGCCGTTACCACCGTTGATGTAGAACGCGATAGAGCGGTGCGGAAGCTCATCCGCATTGTCTACAACTCGGACGGTATCGCCATCGACAGTGACGTTGTTTTCGCCCGCAATCATCTTCAGGACCTCACCGTTAGCACCCTCCAAGAAAGTGACCTGCAGGGTAACGGAGTGGTCCGACTGGGTGATAAGAACCGTGTCACCATTCCAGTCCTTAATCTTTTCGGTGGAACGGTCAACGGTCTTAACTACGCCGTCCTCGGATACGTAGCCAGCGGCCACGTGGTTAAGGGCGGAATCAAGCTCCTTGGAAGCATCGGTTGGGAAGTTGGTGGAATCCTTAAGCGGCGGGCCAACAGTAATACCACCAGAGGCCTGCACGTCAGGGGCGCCAACAAGAACATTGCGACGATTACGCAAATCAGCCATTTGAGTCTCCTAACTCATTAAAAAAGACCCGCACCTGGCTTAAGTGAGGGTCGTGGTCATGGTGCCCGTAAGCTGCCATCTGTAGTGGTTATCGGTATCCGGATCGGGGAACTCCACTGGGCCGGAAATTTCCTCCCACCACAAGATTTTCGGGTTACGGGCGTATATTTCGTCTGCGAGAATGAACCGGAGAGCACCCATCAAGTTGATGGTGTCGTCCTGGTTCACCCCGTAGGATTGCACCGCGATTGTTGTTTCCTGCGAGCTGGGGCTAGTCATCTCATTGGAGGTGACATCCAGCCGTAGAAACAGATCTTCAGGGTGCATTGGCACTTTCGTGTAGATGGGAACATCGAGCACTTGCCGTAGTGCCGTAAGCAGGTGCTCAACAGGGGTAACAAACATTCATTCACCCCTTTAATGCTTTCAGCAGTGTGTTGTCACGAGCATTAACAACCATGGCGCGGGGCGTATCCGTGAACACAATCGCACGATGACGCGAACCATTACGGCCCTGCCTAACCGACGATTTCCACTCAAATCCACGGCCAGCCCGCGCAGCTATATCCGCAGCCTTGCCATCAATCAACCCGACCAACGTGGGGTCTTGACGAATCTGATTAAACGCAGCAGAAGACCACTTAAACTTCACAGCCATAAACAGCCCTCCTACATCTTTTGAAACGTCAACCACGAACCCGGCGCGAACCCGGCAATAAAATCTTTCGCATCATACGAATAGATAATGAGGGCGCCGTCCATGACTTCAACCGCGTTAGTGTCAAAATCAACAGGTTTAATATCGCCATGTTCATCGCGGATATTGACCTGAATCATCCCTCCACCTTCCTCGCGTGGACCACTACTAGGCCTGGTGCCCAGCCGTGCCACCCGTGGTTGTAGTCCTCAACGTTTCCCTGCACTTGCCACTGCGAACCATCAGAAATCCGAATCATGGAATCCGGCGCGGGAGCGTCCTCGGGGCGGAGGTGAACGTGAAGCAGGTCAATGGTTCGCAAGACAGAATCGCCAGATTTTTCCTCTGTGCGGTCCACCCACCACGACGCCACCTGAACCTGCTGCCACTCTCCCTTGCCGGGACGTTCGTTGCCGAAGCGGTCCCGTTCCGGGGCGCCACGGCGATACACCTCCACAGCCTGATTAAGGGGAATAAAGGCCACGGTCACCACTCCCAGCTGTTACGCCACAAGCGGTAATCCTCACGACCCTCAGGAAGCATCGACACCCCATACGCCTCGGTGCCGCCAGACTTACGCAGCATCTGCTTCTCCGCCTTAGTCAGCCACACCGTGCCCGCATCCGTAGAGTACGACCGCAACGTGGAAAAGGGCCCCGCCGTTGTGGACTCCTGCGTGACGCCCTCAACATCGGACTGTGTGATAGCGCGAGCAACCACTGTTAGCCCAAGGTCTCGAACGTCCTGCGGCCAATCCCCTACATCGTCCGGCAAAGTTGCGTACTGCCGAATCAGAACTTCCGCCTTCGATGAAAGAATACGAACCTTAGTCGCATTCAACTCTTCAGCCGGAATTTCCAGAAACTCCGCCAAATCAGCAAGCTCAAACATCACTCACCATCCTTGGCAGTCGTACGCTTTCGAGAAGTGCGCTTAGGCGCCACCTCACGCGTGTATCCCAGCTTCTCCCAGTCCTCAACCTGGTCGGGGACAACATACAGGAAAGTGTCTCCTCGTCGAATCTTGATACGGTTATCAGACATCAACATCACCCCCTTCACGGGTCATAAGCAGCAGGATGAACTAGGCAGCAGCGCCAGCGTCACCAGCAGAGGTGAACTTCACGAAGCGCTTCGGGTCACGCAGAACGAAACCAACCTCAACCTCGGCGCGAACTGCGAACATGTTGCGCTGCCACAGGTTAATCTGCTCGCTGCCACGGGTGACAGAGCCACGGTCATTGATGTCGATCTTGATGTCCTCAACCGCACCCCACACAGCAGAAGACCACTCGCCAGCAAAGCCAGCAATCTTAGAACCCTCAATAGCGCGGGTCGTAGATACCGGCTTACCCAGGATGGTTCCTACAGAACCAGCCGTAGAGTAGTCAGAAACCAGCAGCGGACGGTTCATAGAATCCGCAATGTTGAGAGCGTCAACACGGGCTTCCTCAGTGAGAGTCCAACCGTCAACAACACCCTGATTAGCAGCCACAGACTTCATACCAGACAGAAATGGCTTAATCGTGCCATCAAGCGCAATCTCCGGCGCGTCCTTCAGCGTGTCGAAACCAGTGCCCGGCGCGTTCTCAATACCCAGCGCGGCCTTATCGAACTTGCGGCCAAGTGCGTACGGGAGGCGGCGAACCAGCTCCGCGTACAGGCCCGGCAAGTCACGGCGGAACTCATCAGAGAACAGCTCAATAACAGCCAGCTTGTACGGAGTCATCACCTTAGAGTCAAACTTGGAGTCAGAAACCGGCTTCTCAGCGGTCTCGTTAACCCAACCCGCCTCCGGGTCACCAGTAATCATCGGGATAGTAAGACCACCAGCAGGCAGCGCAACCTTACGGGCGCGGGCCTGCACAGCAGAATTTTCGAGGGTATTAGCCCAAATCTCAGTAGAAACCTCGGCGGGGAGCTTAATGACTCCGGAAGTGCCGCGATTAATGTCGATAGCCATCGCTATCTCCTTTCAAAAAGTAGTGTCAATCTAGTGATTGAAAAGAGGCCCAATAGCCTGAGCGAACTGGTCACCAGTCGAACGACGAGGAACACTCGCCTGCCCCGCTTCAGGAACTGGCTGCGGGCGACGAGCCGCAAACATTGCCTCCGCAATGCCCTTAAACTGCTCCGCACGCTTCACGAGCGCATCCTTATCGCCATCACCAAGAAACGCGGCCACCTCATCAGGCAATCCCGCCTCGGAAAGGACTTCACGCACCGTATTCTCATGCTCCAACGCCGTCCGGGCCTTCGCAGCCTCCTCGGCAGCAGCACGCGCCTTCTCCAATTCCGCTTCAACCTCAGCTACTCGTGCGGCAGCAGCCTTAGCCTGCTTCTCCGCATCCTTGCGAGCCGTGCGTTCAGAATCCAAAGCTTTCTTACCAGCGTCGCCTAATTCAGTCTGCTTCTCGCCCGAATCAGTGTTATCAGTGGTGGTTTCCTCGCCGTTGGTCTGCTCGTTGGCAGTCTCCTGGCTAGTGTCCTGCTCAGACATAAGTCTCCTTCCAAATGTTCGGCCATCGCGGCCTACCCTCCCCACGACAAAACCCGCCTAGCATCGCGCTAGACGGGTCGGAAAAGGTTAGTGCGTACGCCAGGAGTCGAACCTGGCCGAAGACCTTCTACGCCGCCTTGGATGGCTCCCAAGGCACATTGTTCTCATCAAGCCACCTTGCCCAAGCAGCCTGCTTTTCTTTCATGCCATCAACATTGCCAGTAGCTTCACCCCACGCTTCTTCTAGCCACTTGTTCGACTTCGGCAACTCCGACTCATCCGCCACCTCAACAACGTGACAGCGGCAATGGTCGTGAAACTTTGCACCAGCAGGACGTGAACCACGAACCCTGCCGCGCTTCATGCGATAGCCACGGTCATGCCCGTCGCTGTAATGCTTACGGAAACCAGTAGACCCCACAAAAGTGGCCTGATTCTTCGACAAATACACCGCCCCACGACTAGCGAGCATCAGGCAGAAAGGGCACGCCCCCGGCTCCGCCACACGCGCAAACCGCCGCTTCGCAACAACCGCAGAACCCATCATCGTGTCCCGATACGAGTTCATCACCAACCGCTGCATCGCCCCCTGCAACACCACCGAAGGCTCCGCCGATGACAACGACACACCTACCGCAGCATTCACCTCATCCGCCAAAGCGGAAGGCGCCAAATACATCGGCAAATCCGTACCGTCACGCAAATAGTTCAGATACTCCGCTGCCAGGGACACGGCATCCTTGCCGTACACCTTTTGTAAATCCCACAGCATGTTCGTCAAGAAAATACGCTGCTGCTGCACGTCAGTGAACTTTAAGGACTGCGCCCAAATACGGGCCACATCCCGCTCTAACTTCGCCTGCAGCCTCTCAAACGCAGAATGATAAACAATCGCTTCAGCCTTCTGCGCCGGCGTGCCCCAATCAACGCTAATCGGCACCAAAATCACCATCCACACCCACATCAGGGGCGGAAGGCTCATCAAGAACACCAGACGTAGACACAAGACGCTGCAAAGCGCTAGTTGAATCCCTAGCGCGGTCTTTACGCAGCATCTCCTTATCCTGCGGAGACATGCTCAATATCTTCATCGTGTAATCACCAGTAGGTGTAAACACACCAGACGCGATACCCTTCTGCACCTGGTCCATCGCCGCCGCCTTCGTTGGAGTAGCGGCATCACGCCACATCGGGCGCATACTCAGCTCCTCCGACGAAAGAGTGTCGAAACTACGCCCATCACGAACCATCATGGCCAAACGACCAATCTCAGTCCAGGCCTTACCAAACATGCCCTGGCGCCGCTCTGCACGCTTTACAAGACGATTCTCTGCCATACGAATAGCATCAGCAGAGGATGGGTTATCAGTCACAAACCCCAAATAGGATGGCGGGATGGAAGTCTCCGCCGCCAACAGTTGAGAATAGTGACGAACCTGCTCAAAAAATGGCGACATCGCATAAGCAGGAAACGACCCCATCGACGGCATATCACCAGTATCAGGGTCACGCTCAATACCCAGAATCTTGCCCGAAATCGCATCCCAACCAGAACGCTTAGAACCGTCCTCATTAAAGTAGAACGACTCCGGCGCACCCAACACGTAGCGCTGCGGCACCGCGTAAAACTCACGCGCAACCTCAGCCTCGACAAGGGTGCGAAGCGCAGAATCCGTATACGACATCACAGCCGGCGTAATCTCCGAACGCCCGCCAAGCTTCGAGCCACGCATACGATTCACAAACTGAACCGCCTGAACACGCCCCAGCCGGTGCGTATCCACACGCTCAACCTGCCAACCATTATCGTTGACCAGCCACACAGTCTCATCAGGGCGGAACAGCACAGCACGGTCGATACTGCGCACACCATCATCAGTGGAATCAATGAACTGCACGGCCTCAGACAAGGCACGAGACCGGTTATTACGCACACCAACCATCTGAGTCGGCGGAACCATATCCACCAACACATCAGGGTCACCCGGACCACCAGACGTAACAGTCGCATACGACACGCCATAAATCAGAGCATCAACATGAGCAAGAGGGGCCTCAACATCAAGGTCATTATCCCGAAACACGTCATCCACAAACGTCTCAGACCAACCCTCAAAATCAAGGCGCTCATCCAACACGTCCACAACCGTGCCCGGCCAACCCATCACAGACTCAATCGACCGCAAAGCCGGCGGCAAAGAAATACCCAAATCCTTCACACGAGACTTAGCATCGTAATACCGCTGCTTCTCCCAATTCGCCGCCTGATACGCCGTCAACCGCGACCGGAGGCGCTCAATGTCGGCCACCGCTTGACGCTCAAAACCGCCAACCATCACAACCTCCTAAGCCATAGAAACAAAACGAGCCTGCTTACCAGACCGCCTAGAAATACGAACCTTGCCCGAATTCAACGCCTCACGACGCCCCACATTCGCCGCAATCATCGCCACACACAGGTCAACAAGCTGCGACGAATCACGAGTCTTCTTGCCCACAGTCAAACCAAACTTATTCCACCGCATACGCGTGTTATTCACATGAGCAACCAAGGCAGGGTCACCATCATGCCGAAACGGGCCATCCAACCCATCCACATCAACCTGCTGCTGAATAACCTCAACCTCCTGCGAAAACAAGCGGTTACGATTCGCACCACCAGGCGTAGACAAACGCATATCCCACAGAACAGCGTTACCCTTCGCGCCAGGCGTCGCCCACACACGAAGCTTGCGGCGGAAGTCCTGATGCCACTGGTCAATCATTGGCGCCCAATACGACGCCTCAGTCGTGTCATCCTTCGCCGGCGACGGGTCCACCCCGAACCACACAACCTTATACGTGTCCATAACCTCACGAACACGAGCATCAACCAAATCACGGTCGACAAGGAACCCCTCACCACGAGGGCCACGAGGTCGCTGCCACACACCAAGAGTCTGGTTAAACCCATCCTTGATGCGACAGCCCATCAATGCGGTGGAGTCCTGAGACTTCGAACAGTCCAAGAACAGGGCAATCTGGTCGCCATCCTCAAAGCACTTTGATGGGTCAGCCAACGCAGCAAACGACTGCGCCGCAACGTAAGCATCCTCCTGCTCCGCAACACCATTCAAATAGAATCGGATAGCGTCAGCAGCCGACAATTCCGGGTCAACAATCTCATCATTAAGACGTTCAAGGTCAGCCCACGGCGCATCCGAATACGCCTGCCTCAGAGCAAGCTCACGCTGGTCCGGCTCATAGAAATCAAGACGCGGGTCATACTCAACTGAATCATACAAAATGTCTTTTTTGAGCTGCTTGTACTTGCCAGACTGCTGCTTCTGCCACGCCTGAAAAGTACGCTCACCAATCGAATCCGACCCCTGCGTATGCGCATTCGTGAAATCCAACATCCGCGCCTGAATCGACGCCTTCGACTTACCCACGTTACGACGAGCCACAGCAGCCACCGAATGACCACCAGAAGCCTGCGTCATATGGTGAGTCTCATTAAGCGCGATAAACGTTGCCGGGTCACCCTCAGAAGACCGCTCCGAAGCAGTAAGAACCTCCAACCGCGCCGGCGAGTTCTTCACATACGTGGCAGTCAGACCCTTATCCAACTGATAATAATCAGTCGCCTCACGACCAAGCTGACTATTAGCCACACGCAACATATCCTTCGACTGCTCCAACGAATTAGACGCAATCTGAACCAAAGGCATCACATGCCGCTTACCAACCCACTGGTCACCATCCCACCACAACTGAGACGGACCCAAAAACTCCAGATTGCAAATCGAAGCACCAAACGGATCCTTACCCGTACCCTTCGCACCACGCTTACAACCACGCCGATAAATAAACCGGCCACGCTCATCAAACGCATACCAAAGAATCAGAAACCGGGCCTGCCCATCCGTGTACTGCCACGGCTCCCCCTCATCATTCAACAAACCCGGCTCATCAGTGCGCCACTCCGCCCAATCAATCAACGACGGACCCAAAGAGTTCTCCAACAAATGAAGCTTCTCGTCCTGGTCCACAGGCCAAGGCAAAGTCAACCACTCGCCCAAAGACCCAGCATAATAACCAGGAGGCATAGACAAATCAGAGCTTAGTGAACCTGTCACGAGCGTTAATCACCCTACCCTCCGGCCTCGAATCAGAAGTCTCCGAAATCTCCCACTGCAAACGCTTCAACGCCATCGGCGACAAACCCAAACGATCCTCAATCTGCCGCAACTCCGACAACAAAGCCGCATTAGGCTCACCCCGCTCCAACGCATCATGCGCAGAATTACGAGTCATCAAATACGTCGCCACCTGAACAACAGAATTATCACGCTCCCACATCACAGCCTGCGGCAACCGCCACAACTCCGCCCAACCAGCAGGAGCACGACCAGACAACGGCCAAGCAGGAGCCTTCCCAGAACGACCCTCAGCAGGCAAAGAAACCCACCCCGACTTACCAACACCATAACGAGCATGCTTCTTAGGGGCAGGACCAGGCATAAACCCTCCTTAGATAAAATTGAAACCCCGCAAAACCACAGCGCATAATATACAACCGCTATACAGGGTGAAACCTAGGAACCCTCAAACATTGCTGGACACT